CTTGGCACCAACGTGTTGGGTGCTTTTGTTACGTTTAGTAATCAAATTGCAATCGGTACAAACGCATCCAGGCTTTTGAACGTTTCGTCAAACACCTCTCCAAATACGATTATTGGTTATGAAGCGTTGTATTCTGCGGTTACTGCAGGCGCAAACGTTGCGATTGGTTATCAAGCACTGTATAGTTTGGTTCCAACCAACACTTTTAATTCCAACGTCGCTATTGGCAACACGGCTGGCAGAAGCATGACCACCGGTTCGGGAAATGTTTTTCTCGGTAGCTCTGCCGGCTATAGCGTGACGACTGGTTTGAACAATCTTCTTATAGGGTCTTCTCAATCAACCTTTTTAACGACCGGAAACTTCAACATTTCAATGGGTGTTAGCGCGATGAGCTTTTCCATTACCGGCGCCAACAACGTATCGATTGGATATCAGGCTGGCTACAACTTGGGTGACACCGCAGCCAACGTGTACATCGGTTCTAGCGCTGGTTATGGTGGACCAATAACTTTCACACCACCGTCTCCTCCAACTGGTTTCAGACAAAACTCGGGTCTAGCCAACGTAGGCATTGGTTTTGAGGCAATGTACAAAAATCAAGATGGTAATTATAACACTGCTATTGGTTATCGTGCGTTGTACAGCAACACCACTGGAGCTGGTAACAATTTAGCCATAGGCGCAAATGCGGGTTATAACATCACCACCGCTAGCAACAACGTTGCCATTGGTTATGGTGCAATTGGAGATACCTCAGTGAGCCCTGGCGCCACTGGCGGTGCCAACGTTGCAATTGGCTTCCAATCTCTTGGCAAGTTGACCACTGGAACCAGCAACTTTAGCGCCGGTTATCAAGCAGCCTACAACATTACTACTGGTTCAGGCAACGTAACGATTGGATATTATTCTGGTAACACAATATCGTCTGGTACGTACAACGTTTCAATTGGATATGAAGCAGGTGGTGGTGGCTCCCAAAACGTTGCCATAGGAAAATCTGCGTTGGGCAATATGTCTGCTGGTCAATTTAATATTGGAATTGGCGACAATACACTTATCAATTCAGACGGTCAATACAACATTGCAATTGGTTATGGGGCACTGGACAGCTGCACAAATAGCGGTGTAAGTGGTAAAAACATTGCGATTGGAAAAGCAGCTGGAGACAATTTAACCTCTGGTACATTCAACACCTTGATAGGAACAGATGTAGCAGCAACTCTGACGACTGGTTTTAACAATACTGTAATAGGAAAAGAAGCCGATGTCACAAGCGCTTCTGTGTCCAATCAAGTCACCATAGGCAATGGAAGCGTAGACAACTTCCGTATTCCAGGGATTGGTTTGGATGCAACAGCTAACCGTTTCAAAACGACTGGTCATTATGCGGGCTCGGCTCCAGTAATAATAACCGCAGACCACACCGTTGCTGATTCAAACGCTTGGATTATAAACAATAAATCTGGTTCTACTTGCACTTTGACTTTGCCGGCAGCAGCATCTTGGACTGGTAGAATATTGAACGTGAAAACAATCCAGGCACAGACCGTAGTTTCTGCGTCTTCGAACGTCAAACCGATTGACACCGATACCGCTGGAACTGCGATTCTTGCGGCAACCGCAGGTAAATGGGCTACGTTGGTTTCCGACGGAACCAACTGGGTTATAATGGCAGAGGGTTAAGGAGCACTTAGATGGCAATAGACTTTCCTTCATCGCCAGTTGATGGTCAAGTATTTTCTGACGGCGACCATACATGGGTATGGAGCGATTCTGTTGGTGCATGGAATTTGCAGACTGATACCACGACTGGTCCCACCGGACCCACTGGACCTACTGGTGCAACAGGCGCAGCAAGCACCGTAACAGGTCCAACCGGTGACACAGGACCAACAGGCGCCACAGGCGCCACAGGTGCGACGGGCGCAACAGGAGACACTGGTCCCACAGGCGCAACAGGAGCTACGGGTCCGACTGGTGCAACTGGTGCAACAGGCCCTACTGGTCCGACTGGTGCAACAGGTGCCACTGGCGCTACAGGTGCCACTGGCGCTACAGGTGCCACTGGCGCTACAGGTGCTACAGGTCCAACTGGTCCGACTGGACATGTGTTTACTGGATATACATTGGAATTACATGTTTCAGCTGGTTCTGGCAACGACACGACTGGTGACGGTAGTTTATTAAAACCATACGCAACCATCGCCAAAGCAATAACCATGATATCTGGAAGCACGAGCATCATGGTTCACCCTGGAACCTACGCAGAAAGCCCCACGCTTGCTGCGGCTGACACGACGATTACCGCCGTAAATGTAAACGGGAATGTTCCGAATGTAACTGGTACGTTTACTTGCGCAACAGGTACTAGTAACTGCAACATAAACGGAATGGTTTTTGCGACCCTGGATGTCACAGGAACCGCCACAGTCAACTTTATAAATTGCACGGTGTCTAGTGCGTTCAACAAGAGTTCTTCGGGCACTGTGCTAGTTAGCGGTACACGTGGATTCAACGCATCTGGCACTGTTTCTATAACTGGTTCTGGCATAACGCGCTTTGTGGATATTGTCAATCTTTACAGCATGACGGTCAACAACGCCTCGGCAACAGTCATATTAACAAATATCAAAATTGTATTGAATCCAGTTTTGACCACTGGCACAATCTCTATGCGTGTCTGTTCAGTTTTAGGTACTGGAACTTACGCACTTACACAAACCGGTGGCACTCTATTTGCCAGCGAAACTGCTTTCTTGAATTCTGCTGGAAGCGCAGTAAAACCAATTTCACTTTCTGGTGGTAGTTACAACTTAACCAACTTGATTTTAGACTATTCTGGTTCGTCAATATCTGGAACCAGTTTGACAACTTCGTTCCCCGTACATGACTCAAACAGAACGGCAGACAAATTCATCACACGTGGTGGAACTTCAAGTCAATTCGTAAAAGGTGACGGCACGCTGGATTCAACCGCTTACAACGTGACAGGCCCCACAGGTCCGACAGGACCCACGGGCGCAACAGGTGACACTGGTCCTACGGGTTACACGGGACCTACAGGATACACGGGCCCAACAGGACCTACTGGTTACACGGGTCCAACAGGCTACACAGGACCTACTGGTTACACAGGACCTACGGGTTACACTGGGCCTACTGGTTACACGGGTCCAACAGGTTACACGGGACCAACTGGATATACAGGCCCAACAGGATATACAGGTCCTACTGGGGCAACAGGCGCCACTGGACCAACGGGGCCAACTGGGGCCACTGGTGCAACGGGTCCCACTGGTCCAACTGGTCCAACTGGAGCGACAGGCACAGTGAACATAGAGGCTGACAACACGATAGTGGGATTGGAAGTATTGGGTGGTTAAATGAGAAAGTTTAGTCCAAGAACAAGACAGGGTTATCCTTCCAGTACGACAGCCGCAGTAAAAAACTGGTTGCCTAGAGCTGCTCCAAAGACTGCTCCAACCACTGTTGAATATTTGATTGTTGCCGGTGGTGGCGGTGCTGGATTGAACGGCGGTGGCGGCGGTGGTGCTGGCGGATATAGAACGAGTTCAGCATATCCTGTAGTAACAACTGCGGCCATGACTGTTACGGTTGGCGCAGGCGGTGCTGGATGCGTTTCTCAACCAACGCTTGCAAGCAGTGGTGGAAGCAGTTCTGTAAGCGGAACAGGATTTACTACAGTAACAAGTGCTGGCGGTGGTGCTGGAGCTTCACGTGACGCCGGTCCAGTTCCATCGGCTGGTGGTTCTGGTGCGGGTGGTGCAGGAAGTGAAACTTCTCCTCCAGGCAGACATGTAGCTAGTGCCGGCAATACTCCAAGCGTTTCTCCTTCACAGGGCAATCCCGGTGGTGCTGGATTTGTTGGTGGTGGCAACGCTGCTGCTGGTGGTGGTGGTGGTTCTGGCGCAACTGGCGGTGCAGCAACTCTCGTCACTCCGCCGTACTACACTGGTGGCACTGGAGGAGCAGGAACAGCAAACAGTATATCTGGTTCTTCGGTAACTTACGCTGGTGGTGGCGGTGGTGGCGGTGTATTCGGTCCAAACGGTACGGGTGGCAGCGGTGGTGGTGGCGCTGGTGGAGGCAATCCGGGGACAGCCAACCTTGGCGGTGGCGGTGGTGGTCAGGGTAGCGGCGTTGGCTCGACTGGTGGTTCTGGTGGTTCTGGTATAGTAATACTGTCATGGCCAGAAACAAACAGGGCGGCGACCGCAACAACCGGTTCTCCAACCTACACCAACACTGGAGGAAAACACATTTACACATTCAACGCAACAGGCAGTATAACTTTTTAATATGGCACATTTTGCAGAAATAGATGAAAACAACATTGTTCTTCGCGTCATCGTGGTTCACGACAACGAATGCAAAGACCAAAACGGAAACGAAAACGAAGCGATTGGCGCATTATTTTGCCACAATCTGTTGGGTGGACGCTGGATACAAACATCATACAATCATCGCATCAAAAAACAATATGCTGGAGTAGGGCATACTTACAATCAGGAAGATGATGTGTTTGTTGCACCGCAACCATTTCCGTCTTGGTCTTTGGATTCCAATCATGATTGGCAACCACCGGTCGCCCGCCCGAACGACGACAAGCCGTATTATTGGGACGAAAAACAATTAAACTGGATTGAAATTCTACAAGGAGAATAATCAATGGCAACATATTCAAAACAGCTGCTTTCTGGTAGCACAAACGGCAAACAAATCAAGGTTGCGGCAACCGCAACGGCAGGCACACTGCTGCACACGGCGGTTACTGGGACGTCCTCGCTGGACGAAGTGTGGGTGTATGCAGTCAACTCATCTGCTTCATCTGTAAAATTGACAGTTGAATGGGGCGAGGCCACTGCACCAGACGGCAACGTTGAGGTCACGCTCGCAGCAGAAGACGGATATGTCCTCGTCATTCCTGGTTTGTTGCTGCAGAACTCGTTGACTGTCCGAGCTTTTGCGGGAACGGCGAACGTCATTTTGTGCAACGGATACGTCAACCGAATATCTTAATGCAGCTCAACGACCTAGTAAACGAGTACAACTACCGCAAATGCCGTGGCAAAGAAGGGGCCACGGTGGACGAGCTGGTGGAAGCATTCAGCTTTTTTTGCGAGAACTACGTCTACATCAAGCATCCGAACAGGGGCAAAATAAGGCTCGTGTTGCGCGACGCACAAAAACAGGCGGTTAGGGCATGGATAGAAAACAGATACTCGATAGTGTTAAAAGCGCGCCAGATAGGATTCTCGACTCTCGCCGCGGCATATTCTTTCTGGCTTGCTTTCTTTTGGTCAGACCGTTTCATCGTTATGTTGTCAAAGACGGAGAGAGAAGCAACCAAGCTTCTGGCCAAAGCTAAATACATCTACAAGTTCCTGCCCGATTGGTTGAGGTTGTCTGGTCCAGAACTTATACAAAACAACGTGCTGAAGATGACGTTCAACAACGACTCGGTGATTGAATCGTTGCCGTCGGCGAACGAACCAGCCCGTGGTGAATCGGTGTACCTGGCCATCATCGACGAGATGGCGTTCTTGCCGAACCCAGAAGAAGCCTGGGCGTCGATAGAACCGATTGCCGACGTGGGCGGTAGAGTCATCTGTCTGTCGACCGCAAAAGGCGAAGGCAACATATTCTTCAACTTGTGGCAAGGCTCACAGAACGCCACCAACAGGTTCAAGGGCATCTTTTTTCCGTGGTCGGCCGCAGAACGCGACCAAGCCTGGTACGATGCACAAGCGGCAGAACTACCGGTATGGCAGTTGCACCAAGAATATCCGAGCAACCCAGAGGAAGCATTCATCCGTTCTGGTCGACCGGTGTTCGACATCGACTCTTTGAAGAAGCTGGAGATTTATATTCCGAGAAAAGGTCGCAACAAAAAACTTTCAGATTTAAGAAACTCATACATGTTTGACCCAGATGGCGGACCACTGTCATTGTGGCAGGTGCCACAGGCAGGAGCCAGATACGTCGTAGGTGCAGACGTAGCCGAAGGTCTAGCAAGAGGTGACTACTCATCGGCCCATGTGATTGACGCGAAGTCTGGCGTAGTAGTTGCCCACTGGCACGGGCATGTCGACCCCGACAAGTTCGGCGAAGAAATATTGTACGCCCTGGGATATTTTTACAATGAGGCTTTGATTGGCGTGGAATCCAACAACCACGGTTTGACGACTTTGACCGCACTCAACAAAGCTGGTTATATCAACATCTACCGTCAACGCAGACTAAACCAACGCAATCCAGAGATATCAGACACGTTGGGTTGGCGCACAACGACATTGACCAAACCATTGGCCCTAGACGAGCTGAACGCCAATATAAGAGACTCAATCATTAATTTAAGATGTGAGTTGACGATAGCAGAACTCAAGACTTTCGTGCGTGACGACAACGGCCACACTCACGGCTCACCCCACGACGACCGTGTCATGAGCCTGGCCATAGCCAACCAGATGTTGAAATATGTGTGGCTGCCCGAGTACAAAGCCAAGACTGACGCCCCATTCGGAACTTTAAACTATTTTGCTTCTCGCATGCCAAAACCCAAAAAAGAACAAGAACGTTATTTTATAGGTGAGTTCAACTGGTATAGCGACAAAATGTAATGCTTTTACCTTACTATTAGGAGACTATTGCATGAAATGCTCGATTTGTGGTGCAGAACTCAAGACAGAACAAGACAAAAAGCGTGGAATCTGTTTTAGATGCCATATTAAAGGAATAAAATTTGGTTTTAGGGCCGTTGAATACGGTCAAAAAGCTTGGAACAACTCGACCATCAGGGAGACTCAAAGAATGTATGAAGCAATACCTGGCGTCGAAAAAATGTCTACAAGGAAAGAATTAATTTAATAATGGAGTGGTTGGTGCCCATCGTAGTTGCTGTAATCGGTGGGCCGCTTGTGGTTTTAATTCAAAAACTCAGGGAAGAAAACACCAACCAGCACGCAGAAGCACGCGACCTGCTCAACAAAGTTGTTTTTAAAGTTGACAAAGTTGACGAAAAGCTCGATGACCATATAACATGGCATTTGACCAAAAAAAGGAAACCAAGTGAAACTAAAAAAAGTTAAAATAGATAAATATAATTTTCCTAAATTAAAAGCAATAAAAAAACCCAAGAAAATTAAAACACCAAAAGTATCTACAAAAAAAGGTAGGAAGAAATGAAACAAATATCAAACACAACAGTTAATGCATCAACCTCCTTGGTGATTGATGTTGCCGATTACACAGATGCAGCAATTCGTGCTGTTGGAGTTTGGAATGGCACTTTGAGTTTTACCGGAAGCGTTCTTGGTTCAGAATATGTGGCTCTTGGCGTTCAGTCTTTCGGTGCCACAGACTTAACCGCAGCAGTTACCTCATTGGCTAATTCAAGTTCGTTTTCTTCTAACGCTTTCAGGGTCAACGTTGCTGGTTTGAAAGAAATAAAATTTTCATTGGGTCCTTCGGACACCGGCAGCGTAGGTATAGCAGTAAACCTAATATCAACATCTAACGCCAGATAAAGGAGCACAACATGTACCCCAAGAAGAATATGTCAATGGCCGAGGCTTACGCCAAGGCTTCGGGCAAGAAAACGTCCAAGAAAAAGAGCAAGGCTCCGTCGATGAAAAAGATGGGAAAGCAAGAAGCCATGGAGCAACGCGGATACAAGGGTCGTGGTGGCCGCTAATCCTCGTTATCCGACTCTTCCCGCAACGACAAAAAAGAAATATATAACAAGAAGGAAAAAGAACAATGGCAGCAAAAAAAAGAAGTAAGTCAAAAGTAAACCAGGCCGGCAACTACACCAAGCCCGGCATGCGCAAAGCTTTGTTTGAAAAAATAAAGGCTGGCACAAAAGGCGGAGACCCTGGCGAATGGAGCGCCCGCAAGGCACAGCTGCTCGCCAACGAATACAAGAAAAAGGGTGGCGGTTATCGTGGCTAGGGCAAAATCGCAAGAGTCTCTCAAGCGTTGGGGCGACCAGAAGTGGCGCACCTCTGACGGCAAACCGTCCAAGGGCAAGAAACGCTACCTGCCTGATGCGGCGTGGAACGCGTTGAGCCCCGCAGAAAAAGCCGCAACCAACAGAGCCAAAGCCAAAGGCAACAGGGCCGGCAAACAATTCGTGAAACAACCAAAGAAGATTGCACAAAAAACAAGGAGCTACAGATAATGCCATTCTCAAAATATTCACCCAAACAAAAGAAGCTTGCCCGTGTGGCAGAGCCGCGCGACAAGATAACCGGCGCAGACTTTAAGGCCCTGAGAAAAAAACCGAAGAGGAGAAAATAATGGCCAAGGGAGTAAAACATTATTTGCCGAACGGCAAAGTGTACAAAGGACCTACGCATAAAATGAATGGTCAACTTCATACCGGAGCCAAGCACAGTGCATCA